AAAATTGCATAATGCCCTAAGATTTGAATAATCCTTAAAGGCATTTAACAATAATCTTGGAGGTATACCGGTGATTTCACCTACGCCCTGTAAATTATTACGATGCACAAATTCTGTGACTCTATAGTTATCGGATTGCACGTGTGATTTACTCATGTTAATAACAACATTCAGGGAATTCATAATGTTTATATATTGAGTTCCAAGCGTTGGTTTAGTAATCCAGAAATCATCACCTACGAGACCGTATGTTAACCGTGGAAACTGTCTTGGCGTAATAGCCTTTCTTGTTAACCTATAATAGGCAAACGACACCATAATATGGTGAGAGAGTGCAAATACAGCCCATGATGATAATAAACCCATTGGTTGACCAAATCGGTAATAATAACCATCAAAAGGTTGACTCATTATAGTTCTCCAAGAATCTGCTAGTTCCTTACCAAATATTGTGTTCAATACCAAATATTGGATTGATATTGGGAACCTATCAGTAGCCTTGGTTAGGTCATAACAGGCGATATAATTCTGATGGGGCTTTTCAGCACATTCTTTAAGTGCCTGAAAACCCTCAGAGTGATCGCGTGTGTAATCATTTACTATAGTATAAAGATATTTGAAAATCGTGTTATGAAGGGGCTCTAGGATATATTGGGATGAATAATCACCAACTCCTATAATGCGGACTTTGTATGCCTTCTCACCGAAGGCAGCATTTCTGCGTATGGAAACCTTAAAGTTCTTCATATTATCTTGGTCAACGGTACCGGATTCGAGTCTAATTTTACTTAGACCCCACCCGGAACCTTCCAGGACACCAAGCTGAACTAATGCTTGGTGCAGGTCTGGACAATCCCTGGCTATCTTGTATGCCTCAAAAGGGGCACCAATGATAGACGGAAGATATGATCCTGCCTTAACTTTTCTTAAAATATTAGAGTCACAACACTTGACCGTACCATTCTTAGTAAGCAAGATGGCGCTTTCACGTGGCCGACATGTAAGTCGTCCCCCTGTGAGAGCCCTGAATTCTTTTCTAATTGCTGGCCCTAAGGCTTGCAAGAAGTCAGTGAATTCATGGAAAGGAAATTCACGAGGTAAGAACATTTTACGAGGCCTAATAGGAGTTAGAAACTCTTGTTTGAAGCTGGTAAATTCCTTATCTATGAATTTCTTAGTTGGTAAAATCAAATCAACTACTCTCATGAAAGTCATCACTAAGAATAGTTGGGATTGATTCTCGGTGTCAAACAATGATTGAGATAGTCTGACAATTGGCTTAAGATGCTTATATTTCCCTTTCGGTACTCTATAGTCACCTGTAGCAATACAGTGGATTAAGAAATCCTTATAAGCTTTAAGCCGGGCTACGGCCTGGTATCCCTCCGAATCAATGGAGGTAAATACAAATGTGAGATAATTCTCAAACACACCTTTATACTGAGATAATGATGTCCCATTTAATAATAAGGTCATGTGCTTGATCTGTTTCATATGACGTTTGTTCATAACGACAGGTCCTCCTTTTGAAGTAAGTCGTAACGCCCTAGGTGGTCATCCA